TCAAGCGGTTGCGTTCACCTCTTGACAAGTTGTCAAAGTCTAAATCCTGTCCTAGTTGGGTAATTTCTACATTTAGGTCGTTTTGGAATACTACTTGGTGTGGTAAGCCTAGTTTATCAAGGTAATATGTGAGCCTGTTGTTCAAATATGCAAGATTCTGATCAATAATCTTCTTACGAATAAACGAATCTTTGTTTGTTAGCAGTTTTAACAAAAACTCTTGATGTTCTTTTAAGCTAGTAAGTTCGTTTACTGGCTCCCAATCAATTTCTTGTAATGCTGTAGTTTTTAAATCGTCAATTTGTGCTTGGTATGGATCATCTTCTTGCTCTTTACTTAGCAATGCTTGCTTTAAATTATCTACATTGTTTCTATGATCGTATGCTTCTTTAGCAGTTTCATAAAATGTATTAGGTTTACCGTTGATGTTACCAATTCCGTCAAGTCCTTCAAGAACGTCTTGTAATTTTCCAGCAACTTCAGTCTGATATGCTAATGCATCATTTAATTCTTTAGTTTTTCGTGCTTCGATTTCTGCTTTTTTATCGTCATGTAGTGCTTGACCACAAGTATAACAAGTAGCATCTTCGAGATTTGCGATGTCTTTTTCAGCCTTTTCAACAGATTTAGTAGCACGTAATAGTGCTGCTTCTAGTGTACTTTTTTCTTTATTAAGAGCCAAAATAGCATTGTTCATTTCAGTCCAATTAGACAACGCTTCGTGTTTTTCTAGTTCTTCATCAATGTTTAAATGTTCTAATTCTGTAATACCGTGCTGTAATTTAGCACAATCTTGCTCTTTTTTAGCATGCCATGCACGTTGTCTACTTTCTAAACTAGTAATGCTTTCTTCAATTTTACTATTTGCAGTTTTTATTGCTTCTATTTTTAATGTTTCTTCTGTAATAGAATCTTTAGTAACACGAACTTGTTCTTTCAGTAATTCCGCTTTTTCAGTTAGAAGTGTTATACCTAATAACTGTTCAATAATAGCACGTTGATCGTTTGCTCGCATACTTAAAAAAGGTTCTGAGTATGTATTAAGTGCAACAACATGCTTAAACATATCATGACTCATACCAAGTAAGTCACTAATGCTTTCTTGTGTCTTACGACTATCGCCTTGGCTTTCGTCTGTTAGTTCTTGCTCGTGATCATTGATAAAAAACTTGAGTATATTAGGAGATCTTCCACGCTCGATCCTATAATCCTGTCCGTCTTTTTCAAAATGTAAGGTGACCAACATTCCTTTAGAGTTTGTCTTGTTGATAAGATTGTTTCTCTTAATGTTGGTCAGTGCTTGACCGTACAGAGCGTAGGATAATGCATTGATTATCGTAGTTTTGCCTGTACCGTTGCGTGATCCAGAATCGTCACCTCCTTGGTCTAAGTTTTCGCCAAGCACTAAAGTAAGCTGTTCACGGTTAAAGTCAACAGCTTGGGTTTGATTGCCCACACTCATAAAGTTTTTTACGGTTAAATCTTTAATTTTTATCATGTGTGATGTTCTAACCCGTTATAAATGTCTAGTAATGTTTTTTTATTATAGTTTTCTGTGTCTAATTCTGCAATTTCACTGGCTACAATTTGATCTACACTTTCAAATTGTGCAATATCTAAATCTGTTGTAATTTCTTCAATTTGTTTTTGCGGAATTAGTGTAATTTCTCTACAACCATATTGTGTAATAAATGTTTCTTTGATAAAATTTGCTTCTTCGTATGAAATAGGCAAATCTAATGTAACTCTTAGATACATTTTTGGTTTAATAAGTTCGTCAGTCTTGTCTAAAAGTTCAGAAAGTTTAACTGTTCGATATTTAGGACAGTTCCACCAGTTGATATACTCTGGTTCCGCATTGTTTTCTTTGTCAAGAATCATCATACCACGTTCGTCGTCCCAAGCATCTGCATAGTTGTGCGGAAACGCATTACCAATATAATGAATTTTACCTTGTACTTGGCGTTTATGGAAATGTCCTGAGAATACATACTCTTGATTTTTAAAGTGTTCAGGTTTTAAATCACCATGATCTGGCATTTGTACCATAGCATTCATGTAAAAACTAGGAAGTTCAAAGTGACCAAACAAATATTTAGACTTAACACTGCCCATTTTTTTCCATTCGTCGCCTACTAGCCACGGAACAAGTGCTACATCTTCTTCTTCATATATTTCGTCAACAAATGTTACACCTGGAATATGTTTACCAAATATTGTAGAACTTACTTCTCGCTTGTCTTTGTAATACAAGTCGTGATTGCCTACAAACATATAAAATTTGTCAAACGCTTTACCTAGTTTTTCTAAACTGCGGATAGTTGCGTCCATTGTGGTAAGATTGAGCGAATTTCGGTTGTGATGCCAGTCTCCACAAAAGATAGCAGTTTCACAACCGTGTTCTTTTGCAGTATTAATAAACCAATCTATAAATTCTTCACAGTCGTCGTTGTGTACACGACTGTTGCCTTTAAGGCCAAAGTGTATGTCCGTAAATACGGCAGCTTTTTTAAACAAGTCTAGTTACCTCATAGTTACTTGTACAAGTATATACTAAAAATATACACTAGTCAACCGTTATTTTGAATAAGGTGACTGTGAGGCTTCCTCGTTGCGTCTAATAGCAGCTTCCCATTCCCCTTGATGTTGTCTTGTATAACTTGGTGTTAAGTCATTCATTTCAAGGATGTCGTCTCTAATGTTTTGATTGCGTTTTTCAAGGTTGATAACACGTACAAATGAGTTTGTAACTGCCGCTGTGTAGTAAGCAAACGGGTTGTCGCTCTTCGATTCATCAAACTGTAAACCAATTTGAGCAAGTTGCAGTATTGCTTGTCCTTTCATTTCGTCATTGTAAGTATATCCTCTCACATTTCCACGAGTTGCATAGCGATCTACCAATTTTAGCCACATCATTGCTAATTTATTAGTAGCCTTTCCGTGATCTTTTGAAAAATACCCATTTTCCATGCCACCTTGCCAGTGACTTTTACCTACACAAACTAATTCGTCGTTTTCGTTAAACTTGTAGTGTTGGAAAGGAGGAAAATTTAGTTTAGTTTTTTTATCTGCTACTGTTTTTGGATTTTTCTTGCGTCCGGGTTCGTCTGGAATATGATCAAACGTCATAATACGAAAGATTAGTTCTTCTTTTGTGATTTTTTTGTAGTCAACTTCGCAGTCTGCTTGTTTTACCCGTTCGCCTGCAAGTTTTCTTTGTTCGTAATCTTGTTGACTTAGTTTTTTTGCTTTATTTCTTTTTGCATCTGCAATAGTTCTTATATTGATTTTTTCTACGCTATCTAGTATGATATCATAATTTGCGTAATCTTGTTCAACATAGCTATTAAACGTATTTTTTGATTTGTGAATTTCTTTTAAAATGTCTTTGTTGTTAAGATAGTTCTTAGGTCTCATCTATTGCTCCAGTTAATTGTATTTATTATAATATACATACATAATTTTGTCAACTAAATAGTAGTGTAGGAGAAACATTTATGCCATTTAAATTTAACGCTTCTAGTTTTGTAGAAAGCATAGTAAACGACGGAAAGAAGGCCTTAAAGAATGCTGCACTTGATGTAGTGCAACAAAAACTTGGCGGCTTAGGTCCTCTTGGAAAACTTGCTTCAAAATTTATTAGCACTACTGCTATTAATGACAGAACAATCACAAGAGCAATAATATCTAAAGATATTAGCGTATCAGATGCAAGTGATTGGAGAGTCAGTATTAGCATTCCTGAAATTTTGTTAAATGGTCCTGTATTAGATCCATTAAGAGAAGGATCAAGTGCAGCATTTAACACTGGAAATAGATTAGTATTTCCTTTTAACCCTACAATACTTTTTAGTCATAGTGCAAATTATAATTCTGTACAACCTACACATACTAATTATCCATATTATGCTTACCAAAACAGTGTTGTGGATGCAATGACAATTACTGGCGAATTCTTCCAAGAAAACTATAGAGATGCACAATATTGGATAGCAGCAATTCATTTTTTAAGAACTGCTACTAAAATGTTTTATGGTTACAGTGATCCGTTAGGAAATCCGCCACCTGTTTGCCGGTTAAATGGTTATGGTCCTCATGTAATTAATAATGTTCCAGTTATTATAACAAACTTTACAACAGACATGCCGGCAGATGTTGATTACATAGAATGTATAGTAGACGGACAAACTAACATGGTACCAGTACAAAGTACAATTACAGTTACAGTACAACCGCAGTATGCAAGACGTTCACAATCAAGATTTAGTCTTAATGATTTTGCAAAAGGAAATCACGTAGGCGGTGATGAAGGATTTATCTAATGTCAATTTCAATTTCAAGTCCTTATGCAAATACACAAATTACTAATGCAGGATATTTAGATATTCTAAAACCTCGTCCTATTCCAGTTGCAAAAGACGATATACTTTTTGAAATAACACCAGAATATACATATAGACCAGATTTGTTAGCACATATTATGTATGGAAACAGAGAGTTATGGTGGGTTTTTGCACAAAGGAATATGGATATACTTAAAGATCCTGTATTTGATTTTATTGCAGGTACAAAAATATATCTGCCGCAAGAAAAGTATTTACGAGAGCAGCTAGGAACATAAAATGCCATTTAACTTTAAAAAAGCAGTGTCATCTGTAGCATCACAGGCAACGGCTACTTTTAAACAAGTTTCAGCTGAAACAAATTCATTTATAAACGATGCTTCTAAACAACTATCTTCAGGAAAATTTAATTCGCAATTGTTAGGAAGTGCAGCTCAAGGAGCACTAGGTAATATTACAGCAGGAATTACTGGTTCTTTAAGATATTCGATTACGAACAAAATAAGAGGTTTAGGACCTCTTGGAGCATTAATAGCTAACTCAGAAGAAATCCAAGGCTTAATTAATCAACCTTTACGTTTAATTGAAAAAGGAGCGGCTGAATTATTTGGTCTAGCAGATGAAGAATTTTCTCAAGTAACACAGCTCTACAGAGACAGAACAGCAGATAGTGCATTTGATGATTGGCTTCAACCAGGCGCAGTTTTATACCCAAGTTTTGGAACTGTAAAACATGCTGGAAAATCATCGAGTAAAATCCCTAATCCTTTAAGAAACCATAACAGTTACAACTATATTATTACTCTTGGAGTATTAAGTCCTGAAGAATATAACAATCCAGCAGTTTATAGAGCCGCAGGCGGTTTTAAAAATTATATAATTCGCAGTGGCGGCGGAGAATATGCTAAAAGGTATAGAACACTTGATGAAATGGGAGCTTCAAGCACCGGCTTTGGCGGCGGCGATGCAGAATATTATATTGAAGATCTTGACTTAGATGCAGTAATTGCTCCTAATAAAAATACAGGAGTTACACTAGGAACTACACTTAGTTTTAGAGTGATTGAACCTTACAGCATGGGAAACTTTGTACAGGCAGTAATTGGCGCAGCATCTACTGCTGGATATAAAAATTATGTTGAAGCACCATTTTGTTTAAGAATAGATTTTAAAGGATGGAACGAAGACGGTCAATATAATGCAAACTTTATTAAACGTCCAATTTTTATTCCAATTAAATTTATTAATATGGAATTTGAAGTTAACGCTGGCGGAAGCGAGTATCAGGTTAAAGCAATACCTATGAGCGAATCAGGATTAGCGGATAACGTGAATAAAATAAAAACACCTATAAAAGCAACAGGAACTATAGTTCATGAAGTTCTTGAAACTGCTGCAACTTCGGTTACAGCAGGAGTAAATTCGCAAATAGAAAAACTAGAAGAAAGTGGATCGCTGGCACCTTACGATAGATATGTAATTGCTTTTCCTAAATCAAGAACAGCGTTAGTTGAAGCACTTGAATCGGGTGTAGTTACTGATGAAGCACTTACAACAGAAGCAGACAAAGAAATAATTATTCAAAAAGGTGCTAGAAAAACAGGAGAAGTTTATGACTTTGGTACAACTGTAAAAGAAGTTGTAGTTAAGCCTACGTTTGCAACTTATGCTGTACTAAAATCTTTTGCAGAAAATGAAAATTTAATGAATCCTATTGGACTAAGTGCAATTAACGTAGATACGAATTCGGGCGGTAATGCATCAGAAGCAGAACCTTCTTCTGTTATAGATCCAAGAACAGGAAAAGTTGATGCAACAGCAAAACAAACTCAACAAACAGAAAAGGCTAGAGATTATCAATTTTCACAAAAAGAAAAAATTACTAGAATAATTGAAAAAGTTATTTTAGAAAGTCAATATGCTGCTGAAAAATCTACTGAAGGTCCAAAAAACGGACTTAACAAATGGTTTAGAATTGATACTCAAGTTTTTATAGAACCAAATCCTGGAACAGAAGCACAAACTGGACGACCTCCAAAAGTTTATGTGTATAGTGTTGTACCGTATGAAGTAGATGAAGCAGTAACACTAGGTACAAATCAAAAAGCAGGAAATACGAAAGGATTAAAAGCCGCTGCCGTAAAAGAATACAATTACATTTATACTGGAAAAAATGAAGATGTATTAGATTTTAATATTAATTTTAATCAAGCGTTTTTAACAACAGCTCTTTCAAATTTTGGTATGAACAGCGGTGGTCAAGCAGCAGGACTAGATGGGCAAAAAACTGCAACAGCAATTGAAAATCAAGCACAAGGTGCTAAAGCAGATGATACTAATGATTTAGCTAACAAGAGCGAACCTGGTGGAACACTAGATTTTAAAACAGATAATCTTGTTTCTTCGGGATCTAGAAGTTCAGACATTAGAGTAAGAATTGCTGAGCAGTTTCATGATAGAATTACTAATTTACCCATTGATATGATTACAGCAGAAATGGAAATAATTGGCGATCCTTATTTCTTACCACAAGAAACAGGAAACTACGCTGCAAAAAGAGGAGCAACGCCTACAATTACTGCTGACGGAACAATGACATATCAACAATCGCAAGTTTTAATTGTTGTAAACTTTTTAACTCCTTTTGATTATCAAGTTAAAGGAGCAACAATGGAGATGCCGTCAATTGTTAGAGGCTTTAGTGGATTGTATAGTGTCTGGGCAGTTACTAATTCTTTTTCAAACGGTCAGTTTGTTCAAAGATTAAAAATGACCAGGCGTAGAGGGCAAGATGATCCGCCAACTACAAACTCAAATGCATTTATTAAGGTAGACGAAGATTCAAAAATTAACAAACAACAAGAAAGTTCAAAAGGAACAGTTGGTAGCGGATCGTCAAATCAAACAGCAGCTCAAGCAAAGAATACTATGTCTTCTAAATGGAAAGATTATGCAAACTCATTAGAAAAAACAGTTAAAGATGATATTACAAATTTGTTACCTGCTGTAGATAATATTATTCCAGATATTATTGATACAGCAGTAGCTGATATAAAACTTTCTATACCTGGAGTTGATATAGGACTAGCAAAATTGCCTGATCTTACAAAAATTAATGCTCAAGCAGCAAGTGCAGTTAAACAATTCGAAAGTGATCTTGCTGGAGCAAAAACACAATTAAATACAGCAGTAGCAGATGCTTCCGCGCAAATAGATAGCATTACTAAAACTGCAAGTTCAAAAATAAACAGTTTATTTGGATAAAGGATTTTAAAATATGCCATTTCAAGATTTAGATCCAAAACTTGATGACAACGATATAGAAGACGATTCAGTTGGCGCCTCTCAAGGAGGCGCAGATCAGTCTGCTGAAATTGTTGAAGACGGTAAACCGTGGCGAGACGAAAACGGAATTCTTACTTACGAAACATTTGGAGAATTTGAAGCTGATAAAGATAATATAGGTAAACCGGCACCTACAGGACAGTTAGTGAGAGTAGTTGATGGTGCTCCAAATTATGCAGATAGTAATTTCTTTTGGGTAGTATTCAGTCCATCAGAAGCAGAAGGTGAAACTACTTTTAAATCTTTAGCAGCTACTAACAAACAAAGAATTGAAGCAGGCGGCAAACCTTTTGTTCCACCAGGAGCAGTTCAAATTGATGAACTACAAGGAGTTCCAATTTTTCAAGCTGATCCAAAAAGTAGCAATGAAAAGCCAGGTACAAATACAGGAAAAACTGTTAGCAAATCAACCGGAGTTACAACTACAACTACAACTAGTAAATCGAACTCAACTACAACTAAAACAGAAAGTACAACAGACACAGAAAACACTTCTACAAAAACAGACAAGGATGTTATTAGTAAAACAAAAACTGATAGCAAAGTATCTCCAAAAACTGTATCTAGAACAGACCCAGTTGCAACTAAATCAACAGGTAACGCATATGTATACGAACCTATACGTCCTGGGTTTGATAGATACGATTTTAATTTAGGTAAAAAAGTTTTTACACCAGACACAGGCGGCAGTTTGCAAACATATGCAGGAAGCAATGAGCCTACTCCTCCTGCAAAAGTAGCAGAATCAAATAAAACTGCAATTGACGGCGGCATTGCTGTTGGTACAACAACTGGAGGGCCTAGTTTATTAAGACAACGTCAAGATCGCGAAAGAGATCCAAATCGAGTAGGACCACAGTAAGGAGTCAAAATGGCAAACTATACTAGAACTAGAGACGCACTTACTAACATTAAAGATTCGGGACCCTACGAAGCAATTGTTGTTAATAATTTAGACACACGTTATATGGGCGGCTTAACGGTAGAATTGTTAAAATATACTAGCGCAGGCGGCACTCCGGAGCGTACAGGACAATTATTAAATGTAAGATATTTAAGTCCATTTTATGGAATAACACCGCAAACTGCTCTTACAGCAAATGACGGTTTTGAACATACACAAAAATCATATGGAATGTGGATGGTACCTCCAGATATAGGAACTCGTGTACTTGTAATTTTTGCTGAAGGAAATCCAAACTTTGGATATTGGATAGGTTGCGTACCTGCAGATTATATGAATTTTATGGTACCAGATGGTAGAGCATCAACAGAAAAAACAACAGACCATACTCCGGAAAACTTAAAAGGTTATAAACTTCCTGTAGGAGAATATAACAAAACTGTTGAAGATGGTTCGTTAGTTGATCCTACGTTGTTTAACAAACCTTACAATAAAGATTTTACAGAAGTTTTAGAAGTCCAAGGACTTTTAAGAGACGAAGCTAGAGGAACAACAACTTCGAGTGCTAGAAGAGAAATACCAAGTATGGTATTTGGTATTAGTACACCTGGTCCAAAAGATTACAGATCTGGTGCACCGCAAGCACCGATCGGTACAGCAGGTCAAAAAATAAATGTTCCAAGTAACCGTTTAGGTGGTTCTAGTTTTGTAATGGACGACGGTGATGATAGATTTGTTAGATCAACCCATGCAGAAGACGGTCCACCAATTTATAAAAATATAAAAGAAGGTGAAACAGGCGATAACACTATTCCTCAAAATGAATTAATGAGGCTTAGAACTAGAACCGGGCATCAGATACTTTTACACAATAGTGAAGATTTAATTTATATTAGCAACTCAAGAGGTACTGCTTGGGTAGAACTATCGTCTGATGGAAAAATTGACATTTATGGATACGATAGTATAAGTGTTAGATCTGAAGCTGACATTAATTTTACTGCTGATAGAGACTTTAATGTAGAAGCCGGGCGTAATATTAATATGAAAGCATCAGCACGTTATAGTAGTGGTGGTGCAACAGACGAAGAAGGTTTAGAATCTGGTAGAATTCAATTTGAATCTGCTTTTAATTATAATTTAAATGTTGGCAAAGATAGCAAAATTACAGTAGCAAAAAATCAACATACAAAAGTTAACGAATCACAATATATTGAAACAGCAAAATCTCTACATGTTAATACAGGACAAAATAACTTTTTAACTGCTAAACAATATACACACATTAACAGTGGAGCAGAGCATAGAGAAACTGCAAAATACATACATATGAATGGACCTGGTGCAGCATTAGCAAATCCTGCAACTGAAGTTACACCTTTGAGTACAATTACATTACCTCAAACAAAACCAGGAAACGTAGTTCAACCGTTTGAAACTATACTTGGAAGAGCACCACAGCACGAACCTTGGTTACATCATGAAAACTTAGATCCTTTAGCATTTAAAAAAGGTGAAACTGATAGAGAATCTCCAGGAGCATTAACTAGTGCAGACAGAGTGTTAACACCTGATACTTTCTTTAAAAATCTAGGAGGAAGGAAATCTAGCGCATTTGTAGGAGGATCAGGCGGCGGAATAAATTCTGGTGTTATAAACTCTGGAGGAGGAACATCAACAGGAACAGGCGCAGTACCAGATCCAAATGTTACTCCAAAAAATAGTAATTTTAAATTTAGTGATGAACTTGGATCGCTAAGTTCAAAGTACGAGTCTAGAGGAAATCCAGGTGCTATTGGTTATGATACTACAGGCGGTTGGAGTTACGGTACGTACCAAATTGCAGCAAAAACAGGTGCAATGGACGACTTTATGAACTATGCTAAATCTGCACATCCTGATATACACAGTAAATTACAAGCAGCAGGCGGCGCAGCAGCCGCTAAACAAGGAACTGATACATTTAAGCAAACTTGGAAAAGTGTAATGGGTACCGCAGCAGGAAATAAAGCACAACACGGATTTGGTGTACAACTTTATTTTACTCCAGCAGCAGCTAAAGTTAAACGTAATACAGGTATTGATGTAACTACTAGATCTAAAACTGTACAAGATGTTTTATGGTCCACAGCTATTCAACACGGCAACGGAGGAGCATCTAAAATATTTAAGAAAGCAGTAGAGCGTACTGGTAGTTCTAATCCAAGCGACGATGCATTAATTCGTGCAGTATATGATGAACGTGGTGCAAACAATGGACAACGATATTTTGGAAAAAGTAAACCAAATGTTAGAGCTGGTGTTGTAAATAGATTTAAAAATGAAAAAGCTGACGCTCTAAAAAGTTTAGAACAAGAATTGTCAAAAACAACTACACCACCAACAATTAGTGGTAAAGACAGTGTTTCAACAGTTGAAGAAGTTCCACGTACAGTACAATAGGGTAAATATAGTATGAGCGAATTAGAAAAAAATTTATATAAACGTGTAACTGTTAAACAAACAATGCGTGATGCTTCTTCAGGCAGAGCTTATAGAGGTTTTTCTACGATCTCAGACGCTAAAAGTTTTAGTTTATATGATTTCGATCTAATAAAACAAGATATAATCAACCACTTTCATATTAGACAAACTGAAAAACTTAGTGATCCTACATTTGGCACAATAATATGGGATATATTATATGAGCCATTTACAAACGAAGTACAAGAACTTGTAATTGAAGATGTAACTACAATTATCAACTATGATCCAAGAGTACGTGCAGAAGAAATTATCGTTGACACGTATGAGCAAGGATTACAAGTAGAGTGTACAATAACATTTTTACCATATCAAATTGTAGACCAATTACGATTTAAATTTGACAAAGAAAACGGTTTACTTTCGTAAACAATTAAACACGCACTTTTCAATATCAGATAAATATCATAGTAAACAAGGAATACTAATATGGCTGCAACCGATAGACAGTCTAGGCTACTTGTAGCCGAAGATTGGAAAAGAATTTACCAGAGCTTTAGGAACGCAGATTTCCAAAGCTATGATTTTGATAACCTACGCAGAACAATGATTAATTATCTGCGTCAAAACTATCCAGAAGATTTTAACGATTACATTGAGTCAAGCGAATATCTTGCACTGATTGATATGATTGCTTTCCTTGGGCAAAACTTATCATTCCGTGTAGATCTAAATGCTCGTGAAAACTTCCTTGAAACAGCAGAACGTAGAGAAAGTGTTTTACGTCTTGCACGTATGCTTTCTTATAATCCACGCAGAAATCAAGCAGCCAACGGATTATTAAAAATTGATACATTATCAACAACTGAGAGTATTATAGATAGTAACGGGTTAAATCTAGCTGGCATTACTGTAAAATGGAATGACCAAGCAAATACAAACTATTTTGAACAATTTGTTAAAATTTTAAATTCTGCAATGCCGCTTGCAAACTCAATTGGAAATCCACTAAAATCAGAACAGGTTGCAGATGTACAAACTCAAAAATATCGTATAAACGCACTAAACACAGGTAGTGCAGTATATCCGTTTACAAAACAAATAGAAGGTGTTACAACTAGATTTGAAATTGTAAGTTCAGACATTTCTTCTGGAAGTATTGTAGAAGAACCACCGTTGCCTGGCAATAGTCCAGCATTTCTTTTCCGTGATGATGGACAAGGCGCAGGATCTAATAATACAGGATTTTTTATGCACTTCCGTCAAGGACGTCTTGAAAACGGCTCGTTTAACATGTCAAATCCGATACCAAACCAATCAGTGGCAATCGATTCAAGAAATATTAATGATACCGATGTTTGGTTATATGAAGTTAATAGTTTAGGAATAGAAAATAAACAGTGGACAAAAGTTTCTTCTACAGAAGGAAATAATGTTATCTATAATAGTTTGTTTAATCAAACAAGAGATGTTTTTGCAGTCACTACAAGAATAGGTGATAGAATTAATTTAGTTTTTAGTGATGGTGTTTTTGGTAATTTACCAGCAGGAGATTTTAAAGTATATTATAGAACTAGTAATGGTTTAAAAAGTGTTATAACTCCTGGAGCAATTAATACAGTTAGTATTGATATTCCTTACCAAGCTAGAAATGGTACTAAGCAAACACTTACAATTGGATTAAAATTAAATTACACAGTAACAAATGGAACTGCAACAGAATCTAATGAAGAAATAAAAGCAAATGCTCCAGCAACTTATTATACACAAAATAGACTAGTTACAGGCGAAGATTACAATGTTGGACCTCTTGCTATAAGCCAAGATATTATTAAAACAAAAAGTTCAAATAGAATATCAAGCGGAATAAGCAGATTTTTTGATTTAAAAGATGCTAGTGGAAAATATTCAAATACAAGTTTGTTTGCAGATGACGGAATATTATACAAAGAAGAATTTGTAGAAAAACAATCTTTTACATTTACAACTCAAACTGACATTGAAGGTATTATTTACAATACAGTTGAGCGTATTATTGGTAATATAAATTCTAAAAATTTCTTTTTAGCAAAATATCCTAAAACAATAGTAAGTGACCTTAATGCAACGTGGACACAGTCAACTAAAGGCACAAATATTTGTACAGGCTTGTTTAAAGATTCTTCAAATCAAACATATCCTTTAGGTGACTTTACAGTTAATGCACTCCGTTTTGTAGAACCTGGATCCTTAATTAAATTTACGTCTCCGGATACAAAAACCTTCATGCCAAACGGCACATGGAACGAAACAGGAACTATTAAAAAAGGTCAATCTACATATAAATGGGCAAAAGTTATTGCAGTTTCTAACACAGGTGTTGATGTTGAAGATGACGGAACTGGTCCGGTTATATTAAATGATATTATTCCTGACGGTGCATTAATTTCACAAGTTATTCCTAACTATTCTAAATCATTAGTAGACGATCTTAAAACAGAAATCATTGATCAAACATTTGAATATAAAGATTTTGCTTTAAGATACGATATAACAGACAGAATTTGGAAAATAGTATTAGCAGAAGATATTAATACTATTAGCGATTTTGCAACTGGTAAAGCAGGAGACACAACTGGAGAAAACTTAGATTCTAGTTGGATGTTGTATTTTAAAACAGACGGTGAAAAATACACAATAACATATAGACAGTTAAGATATGTTTTTGAAAGTGCAGACGAAATAAGATTCTTCTTTGATAGTGCTGATAAAATTTACGATCCGTCAACTGGACAAGTTGTTAGAGATAGAATTGATGTGCTAAACATCAATACTCAACCTGGACAATTAACACCATTTACAAAAGATTTTACTTGGACCATAACTGATGCTTATAAAGATTCTGAAGGTTACTTAGATAGTCGTAAAATACAAGTACAATTTATTGATTTAGATGATGACGGGGTAGTTGATGATCCGGATATCTTTGAACAAATAGTTGGAGAAGAAGATACTTCAATTTCTACAGAAGAAAAAATTATATTCCAAAAGAAATATACTACTACAGATGGCGTCGAAGATTTTAAATATCTTGATAATTCAACAAGTGAAGTTGTTTTAGTGCAAAATGAATCTAGTATTGCTCCGTATACCCAATGGGACAATAACGGACAAATTTTTTACTTGATAGACGAAGGTGTTTTTAAGAAACTTAATAAAACATTAAACAATACTACACTTGATGTAAACTACAAAGCATACTATGGTAGAGCAGGATTAAAACTTCATTATGTTCATGTTGCAGACAGTGGATACAGAATAGATCCTAGTGCATCAAATATTATTGATACATATATTTTATCAAAAACATATGACGATCAAGTCAAACAATATATTGATGGAACACTTTCTGTAAAACCAAAGCCGCCAAGTAATGATGAGCTTTTTAGATCTTATGGAAGTTCAATTAATGAAATTAAAAGTATAAGTGATGAAATTATATATCATCCAGTAAAATATAAAATTTTATTTGGCGACAAAGCACCTGCAGATTTACAAGTTAAATTTAAAATTGTAAAAAATCCTAACTTAGTAATTAATGATAATGAACTTAAATCTGATATTATTGAATCAATAAATCGTTTCTTTGATATTGAAAATTGGGATTTTGGTGAAACATTTTATTTCCAAGAGCTAAGTTCTTATATTATGAGTCAGTTATCGCCAAAATTAGTTAGTATATTAATTGTACCTAGACAAACTACACAAAGTTTTGGTAGTTTATTTGAAATAAAATCTGAAGCAGATGAAATTTTTGCCAGCGGCGCAAAAGTATCTGACATAGAAACAATAGACGAAATTACAGCAACTAATTTACAAGCAAGCGGCAATGTAATTACAAGTTCAACAAGCACAACATCTAATCAAATAACAAGTAGTGCATCATCTACATCAAGCTCTACAGGCGGAGGTTATAGTTACTAATGGCTAAGAAAACTCAACAAGATTCGGCTTTGCCAATTCCAGGCGGAAATAATAAAATTAGTTCTGCAGATTTTTTACCTAGATTTTTTAGGAGTACGGCAAACCAAAAGTTTTTACAAGCTACAATGGATCAAATGATCCAACCGGGTGTTGCTGAAAAATTAAATGGATATTATGGTAGAAGGACAGCAAAAGCACATCAGTCAACTGACAATTATGTTGCTGATGTTAATAAAACAAGAGAAGATTATCAACTAGAACCTAGCGTAGTAGTTAAAGATCTGTATGATAATGTTACTTTTTATAAAGACTATAATGACTATCTTGGACAACTAAATGTTTTTGGTGCAAATATAGAAAACCATAGTAGATTAAATAATCAAGAAACTTATAGTTGGAACCCAAGTATAGATTGGGATAAGTTTGTAAACTTCCGTGAGTATTATTGGTTACCGCACGGTCCTATTAGCATTCCTGTTAGAGGACAAAGTAGAGAAGTTGTTAGTACGTATTCTGTAACTATTGAAGATCAAGGAGATAATAAAGCATATGTCTTTAATGACGGATTGACTAGAAATCCATCGTTAAAACTTTATAGAGGACAAACTTATCGTTTTGATATTGACACTCCAGGACATCCAATAGCATTTGCAATTACTAGAAGTTTTACTCCAGGTAGTGCAATATTAACAGCAGGAACAGAAGGAATAAGAGCTGACGGACTATTTGGAGCAGATCTATATGGCAATGAATATGATCAAGGAGACTTTATTGTTCTTCCTTCCGGCGGCAGTGTTACTTTTGAAGATGATGAAAACGTTTCAACACTTTATCCTGACGGAATACGCAAATTAGGTGAAGAAGGTGAAGAAGTTGCAGTTGCATATGTTGAAAAAGGTACAATTGAATTTACAATTCCATTTAACGCACCTAATAGATTATACTATGTTAGCAAGAATTCAATTGACACTAGCGGATTAATTAAAATTTATGACATTGAAGAAAATGCTTTCTTAAATGTTACTGACGAAATCTTAGGAAAGAAAACATATCTAAGTGCAAACGGAGTTGAATTGTCCAACGGTATGAAGATTAAGTTCCAAGGCGATGTTGAACCTGCTTATTATGCTCAAAATAATTGGTATGTTGAAGGTGTAGGAGAAAATATTAAATTAATCAAAGATCAAGATTTAATTATTCCTGCTGCATATACAGAAGCACGTTATGTTCCATTTGATAGTGAAGAATTTGATACATTACCTTTTTCTGATGCTACTGCTTCAGCAACTGAACCAGATTATATTATTATTAATAGAGCAAGTAAAGATAGAAACGCATGGAGTCGTTATAATAAATGGTTCCATAAAGATGTTTTAAAAGATAGTTTTAAATTTAATAATTTACCTGAAAATATTGACGAAAGCAAAAGAGCTAAACGTCCGATTATTGAATTTGAAGCAGGACTAAAATTAAACAACTTTGGTAGTTTTGCTAAAAAAGATGTTGATTTAATTGATACTTTTACAAAAGATGTTTTTAGTACAATTGAAGGAGCATTAGGGTATAATATCGACGGTATTGATTTAGCAGAAGGCATGCGCATTCTTTTTGTAGCAGATACTGATATTTTAGTATCTGGAAAAATTTATCAAGTTAAATTTATTGAAATTGGTAATAATAAACAAATTGCATTAATTGAAACTGATGATACTGAACCGCAAGATTTAGAAACTATACTAGTAACTAGTGGTGTAAAAAATGCAGGAAAAAGTTATCACTATCACGGCGGAAGCTGGCTAGAAGCACAAGAAAAAACTCAAAGAAACCAGTCTCCGTTATTTGAAGTTTGTGATGTAAACGATAATAGTTTTGCTGACGAAACTTATTATGAATCTACTACCTTTAAAGGAACTAAATTATTTTCATATAAGTTAGGTGAAGGTACTAATGATTTAGAGCTAGGATTTCCTTTAAATTACAGAACTATTGAAAATTCGAGTGATATACTTTTTAACTTTGATTTATTAAACGATACATTTGAATATCAAGAAGGAACAGAAATTATATCTCAAGATATTAGTTCTGGCTACCTAAAAAAATACAAAACACTTTCGGACTTTACTTATGTAAATGCTTTCAGTAACATTCCTACAGAAAGTAAACAATATGTTGTTAGACAATACGATGTAACAGACATAAAAAATAATAATTTTGCAATAGATGTTTATAATAATTCTGGAGATTTAAATGATTTATATGTTGTAGTTTATGTTAATAATAAAATACAAATTAAATTAACAGATTATGAACTTGACAGAATAAACAAAATTGCATATGTTAGATTTTATGATAATTTAAATTCTGGAGATATTGTTAAAATAAAAACAAGATCTAAAACATCTAAAAATAGTAATGGACATTATGAGTTCCCACATAACCTAGAACGCAATCCACTAAACGAGGATGTAAGTGAGTTTACCTTAGGTGAAGTAGTTGATCATGTTGACACTATGCTTGAAGAATTACCAAACTTTAAAGGTGTGTTTTTAGGCTCAAGTAATTTGCGTGATTTAGGAAACTTAGATAGATTTGGTAAGCGTTTTGTAAAACACAGCGGACCGATAAATTTATCTTTATATCATATAACAAATAAAGAAACTAATATTATAAAAGCCTTAAAATATTCTAAAAATGAATATTCAAGATTTAAAAAAGTATTTTTAGAAAGTGCTCTAAGTTTAGGGTATGACGGAACTACTAAAGTACATGTTGATAAATTATTAGAAGAAATTAATAAAGATAAAGTAAAAACTCAGCCGTTTTACTTTAGTGATATGCTATCATATAGCAACACTAATATTATAGAATATACAGTTTTAGATCCTAGAACAAAAGAATATCCTTTAAGTTCTCCTTTTAATCTATCTAGTTTGTCTGTAAAAAGTGTTTTAGTATACTTGAACGGAGAACAATTAATACATGGCAGAGATTATAATTTTGACTCTACAGGTTATGTAAGTATTGATGCAGGACAAGTCGAAGATGACAAGATAGAAATTTATGAGTATGATAATACTGACGGATCATTTGTTCCTCCAACACCTACAAAGTTAGGACTTTATCCTAAATATGAACCAGAACTATACATTGATGATACAGTTATAGTAGATGAACCTTCAGAAACTGGTCCATTTAAAATTTACGGACAAGCTGAATCAGGCAGCAACAAAGGAACTAGAGGCTGGTTTTATCCTATATATACAACTAGAAAAGCTGCTAAAGATGCAGATGCAAATGATACTGCTAACACAATTACATTTGTTGGTTTAAACAAAATTTTCTATATGCCTGCAACCGGTTCTTTTTACGGACATTATGATAATGTTGAAATTAACGAGTATCCTTTAGGCGTTGCTTTTGTTAAAGGACATGACGGTAGCTTTATTAAAGCATACAAAGATTACAGAGACGAACTATTACTGGAATTAGAAAAAAGAATATTCAATAACATTAAAGCTGATTATTCGACAGATAGATTAGACATTCATAATTTTATTCCAGGAGATCATAGAGAAACTGAATTTAGTAGAAATGAAATTAATAGAACATTACTTGGAGATTTCCAACAATGGCTGACTACTAGTTTAACTAATACAAGTTATACAAACAATACATTCTACGATAGAAATAATGCTTGGACATTTAATTACTCCGATACTAAAACACCAAACGGAAATAAAAATCCAGGATTTTGGAGATCATTGTTTGTTTATGCGTTTGATACAGATCGTCCGCACACATGCCCGTGGGAAATGTTAGGCATCACAATAAAACCAAGTTGGTGGGATGAAGTATATGGTCCTGCGCCGTATACTGGTGATAACTTGGTGTTGTGGAAAGATTTAGAAGCCGGTAAGATTGCAGAACCCGGCAACGTTAGAATAAATTTAGATTATGCTCGTCCTGGGCTAACTAATCATATTCCTGTTGGTAGTGATGGAAAATTAGTAACTCCTACTAGAATAGGATATGCTAACGGATTTAACATCCAGCAGACGTCTAGAAACTTTAGTTTTGGAGATTATTCTCCTACAGAAAATGCATGGAGAAGAAGTTCAGAATATCCGTTTGCACTATTAACATCTTATCTATTAAACAAGCCTGCAAAAGTAATGGGCTTAGGTTTTGATATATCTAGAATTAATAAAAACAAAGCTAATCAATGGGTTTATAAAGAAACAAATAAACCTATCGAAACAAAAAATTTATTATTACCAAATACTTACAACTCAGATTCAAGAGTGTTAACTTCTGGTTTAGTAAATTATGTTTACAATCTAGTAGCAAGTAATATTTTAACACTTTATTCAAGTTATGAAACTAATCTTAAAAATATATCAAATCAAATTGGTATAAAAATTGGAGGCTTTACTAGTAAACCAAAATTCAATCTTATACTTGATAGCAGATCACCTACACAAAATCTTACACAAGATGGAATTTTTGTACCACAAGAAAATTACCAAATTTTCTTAAACACAAGTAGTCCTTCGCAACTAGCAATATACAGTGGATTAATTGTAGAAAAAGCCGAAGTTGGTTATGTACTTAGAGGTTACAATTTAGAAAAACCTTATTTTGAATATTATGAAG